GTCTTCGATCTCAGAATCGTCTCCCTCATCAGTGTTGCTGATCGGCTCGTTATCTGAGTCGTCAGGGTCACTGGAATGGTCGCTGTCTTCGCTCTCCTCTTCCTCGCTGCCTTCCGGTTCATCATCACCAGGAGAATTGTGTTTGGCGTCATCGCCGTCTCCAGTTTCCTGGGTACTCATCATGGTGCGTGAACTTTCAAGCTCGGCCGGCACAGAGGGAAGTGCCGGCACCGGGGTGTTTGGTGGTGTCGAAGGATGTGCGTCAGGTTCGTCTTCATCAGCAGCTTCAACTTCCACCGGGTCCAGGTTGGGATCTTCACTCGCCAACTCCTCCATGGCGTCCGCGATCCCCAACTCCCTCTCCTCCTCCTTTCTTACCTCTTCCTCCACGAGGCTCCGGGCTTTATTGGCTCCGGATTTTCGGTCGTGCTTGAGGGGGGGTTTGCTAACCCTGTGGCCATGGCATTGGCCCTCGGCGCATTCGCACAAGGCCAGAGGGCAGTCCGTCCACTGCATAACCCCTCTGCCTCGCTCTGCCTCGCCGCGTCGAGCCGCCCTCTCCGCAAAACCTCTCTGACCGCGCGTGTATGCCGTTCCCTGTACGCGTCTTCCGTGCGCGTGCGAACCTGGGTCCGAGTGCGCGCACGAAGTGCCGTTTTTGCAGGCACAATACTTGGGGCCAGGATGGCTGGCCTCTCCAATTCGTTGGCCTCCGTAGGCCGTTTTCGGTCTCCTCACTGCCGGCTTGTGGGTATGGCACGGCCAAGCGGTGAAGAGACCTGCCTGCAAGCAGCTTCCACAAGCTGGGCGGCGGTCAAAGTTCTGATCTGCTGATGTTTTCTGTGATGATTGTTGCTCTCCTTCTGTTTCGCGGGGCGACCTGATGGAATTCAGTTTTGGTTTGAAAGAAAGCTTGTGTATGGGCGTGAGCCCTGCGGCTAAGCCGCACCTACGTATTGATAACTATTAGACTAAGAAGAATATATTTTTATTTACAAATAGAGTGATACTTCCCGATGGACTTGGAGGTTTGGAGCGCGGTGATTAACCCGTCTCCCTACTCCCCCCCTTCACATTCCATCAGTGCGTTCATGGCGTAGTAGACCTGAGGGAAGCGACCTGAACATACAATCCGATCAAGGATATGTTCAAACCGCAGCAGTTTAAGCGTTAGCTATGGACGGAAACATTCTGCCACTCGTAAAGGCAAGATCCCTGGCTCCCCCGGTAAAAATCATCACAATTAACAACCGGAGGAGTCCCTCAAACTAAAGTCACTCTATGTTCCATTTTAACAGGGGGATACACGCCCTGGGCCCTTAGGCCTTCTTCTCTTCTAAACCGGCGTGTTCGGAGTGCCTCCGGCGAGGCTGGTTACACTGTCTGCGACTCGGCAAGCCATTACGGCACAGTGCGTCCTATGATGCCCCAGGATGAGTTGGCTGATTGTGTCCATCAGCCTTCGTGAAAATCTCAGTTCACTTATACTCAATACATCATCTCCTTCATCTATTGCTATATCATACTAACTAAATAGCTACATCATAGTAAGCATAAGGGGAGCAGCAGAGCCGACGTCCCTCAGCAGGCGACCGGGATGGGTCACTTCGTTCATCAGAGCCTTGGTCACGCCAGTGAAGGCGGACTTGGCTAAGGAACTTGCCACACTCCCCATTCCATTAAGCACTTG